TAGGGGCATTATATTCTGAACCAAACCCTTCGGTGTTTGCATTCCATCCTGCTGTTGCGTACGAACCTCCTCTATCTGCCGCCCAAGCCCATAAGTTACCAGTAGCCTGCATTACTCCCCACTTGGAGGTTCTAGGTGCATCCAAGCCTGTATTTACAGGGTCAGTACCTCTTGCCGTAGCTTCTGTAACACCGTACATCGCTGTCATGAAATCCGATTGAGTAAAAGCTTTCTTCCCCATGGCTGTTGCGATTGACATTGACTCAAACCATGTTAATGAGCCATAAGTTGTAGAGCCATTACCACCTAGCGTCAGTGGGATAATAGGTGGGCTAGAACCGTCCGCAATTGTTACACCATACTTTGAAGTCCCATTTACATCAGGGTTGGTATTTAAGAAGTAAATATCAGACCAGAAGCCACCCGCGACACAGGTCATACCACGAGGGTCATCACAAGCAGGTCGATAGTTCAAATCCCAAAAGGAATATTCGTTAATTTGTGGAGTTGAGTTGCCACCTGCTTGAGCAGTTGCGTTGCCACCTGGCGCGTAATGGAAGCCCCCGATATGACGTGCATCAGTTGCGGGGGGTGTCACGAAGCTTGTCGTTGCTTGCAATGTGCCGTCTGGTTTTAGCCAAACTGCATAGTCTGCACCAGTTGTTGCAGTTGGCATTGTGATTGAAGTGCCTGTTGCAATCGTCAGAACAGCGCCGCCTACTTCTGCATAAAACTCTTGCCCTGTTTCTGCTGTGAAGTTACCCGTCTTAGAAAATAGCACTGCTGACGAGTCTGATTTTTTGAAGAAAAGTTTAAACTTGCTTATTAAGTTATCAACCCCAGTCTTATCATAACCCTCATTATCTAGCCCTGAACCGATGGTGTGCAGGATATTAGTAGGGTCAATACTAGCAGCACTAACCGCAGCTTCATCAGCTTTATCAGTTGAAATGACAGCCTGCTCTGTTGCAACTGCTGCTTGAGCAGGTGCAACAATAATAGCTGCGATGTTAGTTAAAGCACTATCAATAGCTGCATAGTGAGGACTAACAAGAGCCTCTTTAGCAACCACTGTGTCATGTAAACCTTGCACGGTAGTCTTTGTTGTCAATGCTCCCGCTGCAGAACCCGCTGCATTAGTTTCAGATGTAGCTGAGGCTGTAGCACTGTTAGCAGAAGCTGTAGCACTACTAGCAGAAGCATTAGCAGAAGTTGATGATTGTGTAGCTGAAGTGGAAGCACTGGTAGCTGAGTTGAGAGCGTTCGTCTCTGATGTAGAAGCAGCAGTAGCTGAACCTGCAGAGGTAGTTGCTGAACCAGCAGAAGCTGTTGCACTACCTGCAGAGGCAGTTGCACTGTTAGCAGAAGCTGTTGCACTAGCAGCAGAGGCAGTTGCAGAGGTTGCTGAAGCAGTTGCTGAACCTAGGATACTATCTACATAACCTTTACGTGAAAGGTCATCAGCAGTAACAGGGTTAGCTGTACTGGTTATCTTATTAACACCTAAGACAATAGCACCTGTCATAGTTCCACCAGCTAGTGGTAGTTTGGTTGCTAGAGCATTTGTAACTGTAGCTGCAAAGTTAGCATCATTGTTAAGAGCTAGTGCAAGCTCGTTAAGGGTATCTAGTGCAGCAGGTGCAGCAGCTATTACAGAAGCCACCTGTACGTCTACATAACCTTTAGAGGCAGCATCAGTAGAAAGGGTAGGGGCTGAGACTGTTAGTGTCCCTTGGACTGCCCAGTTGCCTGACACTGTACCTGAAGTAAGTGTGGTAGTCCCAACTACGTCTAATGTGCTAGATAAGTTAGTAGCCCCAACCACATCCAACTGTGAAGGGAACGTACCCATCTCCACAATAGTTCCGTTGTTGTTAGTGAAGACTCTCTTATCTGCTGTGTTTACACCAAGTTCACTTACAGCGAGGTTTGCTGTGGTAGGGGTAGTCCCTGCCAGGGAAGAACTCTTAATCAAAATAGTTGTTGCCATTAATAACACCTTTATCTGTATTGAATGGGTCGTTACTTACTAAACTCTTAGTAAATTTCTTTATAGACTCTTATTAGAAAGCCCATAAAGAAAAGCAGCCTCCGAAGAGGCCACTAAAAGTCTAAAGTCTAGTTTGGTAAAGCAATTACAAAACCAGTTTCAGAACGTAGAGTCTTAACACCGTAAAGTGTGTCAGCAGTAAACAAGTCAGCTAAATACTCTTGCTTGTACTGAGTCTGTGAACGAACGCCCATCTGCTCAGCAAGTACGAAAGTATCTTTGTGACCTAGGATAGCAGCCTTAGTATCTACAGTAGAGACTGAGTTATCAGCAGCTGTTTCAATAACAGGACAGTTTGAAGATACGAAGATATCAATACCGTACAAGTTACCAATAAGACCAGTCTGAGTTGCACGACCATCTACAAAGTCAGAAGAGTTATAACGTGCGATACCTAAGATATCACGACGAGCTGCTGGAGGAACAATCATGAAACGACCGTCCATAGGAACATCTTGGTCATCCATTAACTTGATAAGCTCACGGAAACCAGCATCACTAAAGATGTCAGTAGGAGTTACTGTATCAGCCGCGTACGGAGTGATACCTGTAGATGCATCAAGGTAGTATGAGTTAGAGTGTGCCCAAGAAGTGCCAACACCATCACCTAAAGACATACCTAGAGAGAAGATATCATCATCAATCTGCTTAGCTAGTGCATAACCAGCATCTTCAGTGTAGAAACGACGCATTGAATCTAAAGCCTGAACACCAGCAATATCCTCAATCATTCGTGAATACTCGTAGTGCTTATCAACAACTACTTGTACTTCTGTTTCAGTATCTGCTTGGATGGTGACTGCAGTGTTTGCAGCTTTAATGTTAGCAAGACCACGAGTAGGCTTAGGAATGTGTAACGTATCCCCTTTCTTGCCAACCATAGACATCTTGTTAACCAAGTTTGCAAACATCAAGTTCTTTTTATATGATGCTACAATCTCGTCAGACCAAAGTTCTGGAATGAAAGGTGCTGCTTGTGCTGTTGATGTAATCGAACCTGAACCACCAGGGAAAGTTGCTAAAGCCATTTTTAAATCTCCTTTTAAGATATAAGCTTATTAATTATTTTACTCTTTTCTCAGCATATGCCTGACGAATCTCAGGCATCATCTGCTCGTACCGCTGAGGGTTAGTACGCATTAGGTCAATGATGTCGTTTCTACGGTAAATCTTTCTAGATGGTCGTTCCGAAGAACCTGTAGAAGTTCCTGATGAGGCGGTCTTAACCTTGTCCTTGCGTGCAGATAGTTCTGAATTAACCGTGGTATTAATTGTCTCTCGACGTTCCTTCCACAAGGATAACAGTTCATCTGCAGCATCAAAGTCATAACCCTTATCAGCTTCTTGTAGTAAACGTGTACGAATTTTAGATTTCCCAACCCAATCAGCAAACTTCTGGTCAGCAACAATATCCATATAATCAGGATGTTCTGCTTTTAAACTAGCGAGTACCTCTTTCTGTTTTAACTGAATAGCCATTTCTTTTGACTGCTTCACAGAAGGGTGGTTCTCTAGCATCCGTGCAACTGCTTCTTTGGGGTTATCGAAAAAGTCTAAATCATCTACTTCCGTATCAACTATTTGGGCAGTTCCCTTATCAACAGTTTGAGACTGAATAAAGTCGTCAACAACCTTTCGTAGCTCACCCACTTCCTGACCTTGCTTACCTAGCAACTGCTCAGCGTTTTGGTGCATTGCGATAATTTCTTTAACGTCCTTATTACGGTATTTGTCAGGTAACTCGTTCTCCTGAACATCTACCTCTGTCTCTGCTTGTCTAGGGGGTTGCTCCTTAGAGTCTCCTAGCGATGCAAGTTCCTCATTAGGTTCTAAGAACACTTCTTCTTCATTATTGTCGATAATATTTGCCATTTACATTTTCTCCGAGCGCTAAGCTTTGTGAAGATTTAAAAATTGGATTCCTTGTGCAACTTAGACCCTAAGTCAGTCGTACGAAGAGTTATCCTCTTGGTTTACAGCATAAGCTGTTTCGATGCCAGTCTGAAAGGTTAGTATCTTATTAAGGACACTTCTCTCACCCTTTACTCGATGTAGTTCTTCCACGTTGGAACAGGTCTCGAACGAATAGCCGTTATAAGTCGCCTCTAGCTCGCTGATAAGTTGTTTCCAGCCCTCTGTGGTAAACATATCGAAGTACGTTTCATAATACTCCTCTTCTTCTGTAGTCAAAATATTCTCCTTACGGTATCGACTAATTAGTAAGCTCACCTGAATGAGCCTGTAATACTTTTACCTTAGCTTTTGATTTAACTGGAGCACTTGTGGCTGGAGTTGTTGGCTCTACGTGAGCCTCTTCCAGTTTAACCACACGCTTCTCAAGTCTACTAAAAGCCTCGTTGATTTGTTCCACTATTCTCTTGGTTTCCGTCTGTGTTAACATCTGTAGCCATTCCTTGTTGTTGTATAGGCGACTGAGAGGCCGTAAGCACCCCTTCACGAGGACTTCTCGCAGAGGCCTTAGCGTCTATTGCCTTTTCTTTTATAAGTAGCTCAGCGGTCTTAATACGGCGTTCAAACTCCTTATCATCCCCATCTCCCTCTTTGAGGTTAGTTGAAAGGGCTTTGATACGGTTAGTCTGTGCCTCATACTCTGCTAGTTCTACTTCTGATTTATATTTATTAGCTCTCTCGTTAGCTTCAGCCGCTTGTGCATTAAGTGCTGCAGCGGTTGCTTGTTCCTTAGCCATCTGTACCTGCATCTGCATCTGCTGTTTCTGCTGGGCTTCTGGGTTAGGTTCTTGTGATTGCTTCATACGACCAATAAGCTCTTCACGGTTACTAATGTTCATGTTCTCTAGGATAGATTCAATCAACATTGGATACATAGGAGAGTCTTGTTGCATGGTTTGTAGCAACTGCACTAACTGTGTGACTTCATACTCACGGGCAATGATACCCAACGAGCTAGAAGCTACGAACTTAAAGTCCTTGATAGGATAGTTCTCAGGGTCAAACTGCATATAACGCCAAGCTGTCTTCTGCACCATAGGTAACAGGAACAACTCTTGGAAGTTTATGAGAGTTCTTTTATGACGCTTTATTAGAGCACCAAGTGACATTGAGAGACCAGCAGCAGTTCCTTCACTACCTGCCATTGAAGACAGACTAGCTGTATCCACTGCACCTGTAGCTTGTTGAACCATCTGCTGTAACATACTTGTTTGTGCAAATGATGTCTGGTCTAAAGCACCAAAGTTAAATGGTCTTAGGACTTCTGATGGATTACCGTTCGTTAGTAGTATCTTACCTGGACGAATCTCAGGTTTCATACCACGAGGTAGACGGGTAGCATCAATAGCCATCATAGGGTGGATTGTAAGAGCAAGAGCATCTATACGAGCACGTAGCTCAGTGTCTAGTGCCTTCTGTGAGTTGTAACCTTTCTCACATACTCCACGTCCCCAGAAGGAAGATGGTACAACATCCCATGGGAAAGCTACTACTGGTCTATCACCCATCATGTACGGGTTCTTCTCAATCTTCAGTAGCTGGCCACCATTGGCAATAACAATAACTGCCTCTACATAGGTGTTCTCTTTATCTTCATCCTCTTCTTCCTCTTCTGTAAGCTTGATGAGTTCCTCACCTTCTTCTAGTTCAGATTCCATAGCTTCATGGAAAAGGTCGCTAGGGACTAGACCGTAATACTTTGTTAGTCTTACTTTATCATCAGTATATGCATTGAGCTCTGGAGTGGCTTCTAGTTCGTAGTCACTAGCAGCTGTCTCAATATCTACATCAAAGTAGTAACCCTTTGCAATGTCCTGATGAACCTGGTGGATTGGAACAAATGAATCAATGGCCACACCTAGTGCACTATCAATAGAAGTTGCAGAGGGGTCAATGAGGAAGTTCTGAGGAAGGACAGAACGTAGCTTAACAACGAAGCGGTCTTCAACTGTAACACCAACTGCTTCAAGTTCGCCTTCTAGCAGAGGTTGTGTTGCAGGCTTCATTTCCTTAACTTCTTCA